GGTATCAATTTAGCTGATGCTAAGCTAATCCGTGAGCAAATCAAAACTCATCCACAAGCTGCGGAAATTCAAAAAGTTATTGACTCTATTCAAGCGTTGCATACGGTCACTACGGAGTTAAACAAAATTGCTAACTATTGGTCTCAGCCTGTTAGTAACCGAGTAGCGTTCTATGGATTTGAAAACTACATTCCGCTAAAAGGTCCAGCCCACTCAACTGTTGACGATGAGATTGACTTTGAAAAATTAGGTAAAGGGCGCGAACTGCAAGAAACGCCCGGCGCTATGGGGGGTCGTTCTAGTGTATCTAGGAATCCTATTTTGCAAACTATGACGGACGCCACTCGTGCTTCACTGCGCGCTGGACGCCGCAACCTGACACAAGCAATTAAGAACGCAATTACCAATAAAGACGCTAATGGCAACACAGTGCTTGCGGGAAAAATTTCACACCACATTTCTTTTGAAGATCGTAATACTGTTGATCTTGGAGAATTAAAAGGTGAAAACTCCATTTTCCATTACAACGATGATGGCAGTATTGATGTGCTTGTGGTGCAGGATGAAAATCTACGGAACTCAATTCGCCGTACATACGAAAGAATCAGGCCTACAGTAGAGTTTGCTAACAAATGGACTAGCCGAATTGGACAGATGCACACTCGGTATAACTACAACTTTGCTCCGCTTAACTTTGTGCGCGATGCGTTGACCAACACTTGGAACATTGGCGCTAGTGAGTTAGGTCCAATTGAAGCTGCCCGTTATTTAAAAGACGTAGCGTTCTTGACTGCCAACGGTGGCATGTACAAAGCTATGCAAGTGGCTATTCTGTTTCCCAAAGGTGACACACAATCTCTTAGGGCCTTAAAAACTCTATCAGAGAAAGACCCGTACATCAAAGACATGGTTGAGTACATTCGCAAAGGCGGTATGGTGTCTCACTTAAACGGTATGTCCTTGCAGTCAAACTTTCAAGAACTTAATAGGAACGTTGGGCAGTCTGGAATCATCACAAATCTTGAAGACCTAAATCAGTTTGTTGATGTGTGGACTAACATGTTTGAATTGGCTAGCCGTGCCTCTGCCTACAGCATCGCTAAGAAAAGATTTATGCAAAGGGGTGAGTCTGAAGAATCAGCAAAAACCCATGCGGCGGTATTTACTAAAAACCTTGCTAACTTTGAGCAGGTAGGTGAATTTGGCAAGGCTATGGGCGCGTTCTACATGTTCTTCCGCCCAGCCGCTACTGGCGCTGTGCGTGCAGTTGAAGCCGTAGCACCTGCATTTACTTCTTTGAAGTCTGCCGAATCTCGCCTTCCTCCTGATATTGCAAAAGATGAACCTGCAAAAGAGGCGTATCTTAAGAACTACAAGGAACTGCAGCGCAACGCTCGCATAATGTCAGGCGCGTTGTTTGGCCTCGGCATGCTTGCGTACACTATGGCGTACATGACTGCTGACGATGATGACTTAGGACGAAATGCTGTAGCTACAGATAACATGGAGCAGTGGACTCGCTTTGCGCGATTCCATATCCCACGCGGTATTAGCGAAGCTATGGGTCTAAAAGAGCCTTTGGTATTCCAAATCCCTTGGGGTTTCGGCCTTGGCGCGTTTGCGGCTGCTGGTGCTCAGATTGCTGGCGTCGTTGGCGGCAGTCAAAAAATTACTGAGGCACTGCCAAACATATTTACGTCCATCATGTTGGACTCGTTTGTGCCTATCCCAGTGTCGCGTATTCCTGTTACTACCCCAAGTAATATTCCATTCTGGTTACTCGACACGGCAGCGCCAAGTATTGCGCGCCCAATACTTGAGTTTGCTATGAACGTAAATGGCTTGGGTCATAACATTAATAGCACAGCGCAACGTCGTCTTGGCGATGCCTATACTGGTGGTGACAATATTCCAGAGCTGTGGAAAGACGTCGCTGTGTGGGCGCATGACACTACTGATGGTTGGTTTGATGTTAGCCCCAACACGATGTACTTCTTGTCCAACAGTTACATAGACGGTATTAGTCGCATAGGCGAATCTTTGTACGGGCTCACTGATGTAACGCAAGGGCGTAAAGATTTCAATCCTAAAACTGATTTACCATTACTTGGCTCTTTCTTTGGCGCTCGCGCTAGCTACGATTCAAGGCAATTTGCAAAAGTGGAAAAAGAAGTTAAGCACATGGAGAAAACCATCAACTCCTTTAAGACACAACCTGCAAAGTATGCTGAGTACACAGCCAAGTATCCGATGGATGAAGTTATTGTTGATACATACAACAAGATTCTAAATAAAGAATTAAATCCGCTACGCGCTCAAGATAAAACTGTTCGACTGGATAGAAATTTATCGCCAGCAGATCGCAAAGACTTGCTGCGTATGAATCAGTTATACGAAAACATGATCAAGCGCCAGATGATTGATTTGTTTGAGTCTTACGGATTAGAGCATTAACGAACGCGCCAAGCGCGTACTCCAAGGTGATTGTCTTTGTGCGTGACATAGCACTTGACTCTCACGTTGGCGCGCTTGGCTCCACTTTCTAGAGCATAGATTATCTCGGCAGGGCGCAAGGTGGGTATAAAGAAGCTCTCCCCCACCTCCATTGCATCGAATGGAAAGACCCACTCTGGCTCTTTAATGTCACTTGGATTCATCAAACCATTCACCTGGGATCTGTGTCTTGAACCAATAGAGATATGCAGGATCGACAGCAATCGCTGACTTCCACCCGGTAGTGAGGCGTCCCTTCTTGTCGTCTACAAGAATCTTTTTCTCACGCATATCAAACTCAAACTCACGCAAGCTCACTTGGCGCTCTGCCAAGAACTTCTTGAACTCAGTCTTAGACACTTGCAGTAGACCTTCTTCACTGACGATGCGCGCTACGAGCTGGCCCCGTGGCTCCATAGTAACTTTGCCATCCTTGAGTACAAGCGTGTTGCCCATATTCTTGTTGATGAAGTCGCCAAGCAGTGAGGGGTAGTCTGTGCGGTTAACTTTTACTACCTTGTCTTTGATCTCAATCATTGCTAGCACTGTGTGGTGATAGATGCGTTCAAGGTCGTAGGCCGTGACGTTGTGTTGGTTTGCAATAGTGCCGCCACCGAACGCTGCGCCAACTAAGTTCTGATAGAAGCGATACTCAGCGTATGTACCAAAGTCTTTCTGGAATCTCTCATCCCAGACAGCGATGTTGTCCAGCACATAGTTGTCGCCACCACGCATAACCTCCTTGATGTACATCGGACCCGCATGCCCGTAGTTGTAGCGGAACGCATCAAAGATGTATTTACCAAGCTTGCCATCTTGGTTAAGTAGTTCAGGTCTATGGATTAAAAACTCAATCACACGGGCTGCTTCACCATCGGGGCTAGCCTTCAGAGAATCAAGCTTACCGTAGACAGAGTGGTTGTTAGTTAGCATAGCAATCAGCGACGCAGACATCTCGTACTCACGCTCAGCGTTGACTGAACCCTGCATACGAATCTTGGCTTTGCCGTGCGACACGTTGTGAATCAACTGCCCCAACTCCTCTGGCTTCTTATCGCCTACCTCATCAAGCCCAAACATCAGGCTGTGCAGACCAAGGTAGCGGCCTGTTAAACCGTTGTCAGTAGCGCCCACCACACTCAGATCTTTTGGATGCCCAAAGATGCTCAAACCCGCATACATAGCGCCAGTCTTGGCATTGCCAGAGCGCCCAGTAAGGCTCACAGTCACGCCTGAAGTTGACGTATATGGCATCAATGGAGAACCGAATCCGCACATAGACGCAAAGGCATGCAGCTCAAACTGTGGCTTGTTTAAATAGTCCATCGATTCACGCCAACGCGCAAACGTCCCGGCTTGTGTCAGGTGTCTAGATAGGCCACGAACAAATGGTGATGAGGGCGCGTCAACGACTTCGCCTGATCGCGTGTATTCTTTCTTGCCAATAACAAAACTGCGGTTGTCCCAGTTGGAGTTATCAGAGGTACGTTCTTCTGTCCACCCCATCTGCATGCGCATCTGTAGCGCCTTGTCAGTTGTCTGGAGGTACTGCCCCCATTTGATGATGTAGTTCATAAGGTGTTGGTCATGTATTGATGAGAACAATACGCCATTGCTGGTCGTGATCGCTTTGAACGCTTCCTTCGCATAGACGCTTTTCATTGGAAGCAAGAAGTCACGATGTCCGTCGTGTGGTAATTCGTAACGCATCTGCAGGCACTCGCCATCATGTGGGCTGATCATGCGTGTCAGTGGGTAGAGATCGCTAGAGAGAATCAGGATTGGGTCATCTTGATGCTTAACGCCCTTCTTGTCTACTTTGGCGGGGGGAACGAAGTATATGCCTCCGTTTTCTCCTCTGACGTAGGGGAACAAGTACTGTGGGAAATCAGGAACTTTTTGGGTATTCGGGACTTCCCAAATTGAGTCCTCTTTATTTGTCGCGGGGGCTGGCTTGAACTGCCTAGCCAAAGCAATTGGACTTGTGATCTTTCCTTTGTGCTGACATCCGTCGCATCGACTGGGGTAGTTATCAATGAACCACTCGCAGGTTCGTGGAGCAGGAAAGCGAGCGGCCTTTTCTTCTGTTTTATCATGGTCATATCTCGGGTCTGGGTTGGATAGTTCATGGATAGCAGTCGCACCATCATCACAAAACTTAGCGATGGATAAACCTGCAAACCACAATGGCTCTTCTAATGCGGCGGCGTTCTCGCAGATGTATTTAATCTGAGCGCATCCACCTTCATCGTCGACACTCTTTTGTGCCAGTACCTCAAATGATTTTGCAAAGTTGTCTAGCTTTAGGATTGCTTTGGTATCCTCATCGACACCCTTAGGAATGCTTGCAAGAATGTCTTCAGCAATGAGTTGCTCTTCTGTCTGTGGGGCTGCGGGTTCTGTTGGCGCAACGCCAAGAAAATCTTTGAACTCATCCCAGCTATAAACATGGACCTCATCACTAACAACCGACGTTGGCTCTGGTGGGTCAAACTTGTAATTGAACGTATCAGGTGCGCGCATGATACGAGCGGCATCTGCTGTAACTACTGGGTCAATAGATATATGCTGGAGACATAACGCTTTGAATTTCTCAGCGACAGGCTTCCACTCGTCTCGTGGAATGTCCTCATCCATAATCCAGTAGGCATGGACCCCGCCACCTGAATCAATCACTACTGGGTCAGGTAGCCCAGTCTCTCCAATTAGTTTGTAGAGCGCTGTGTGTGCGTCGCCCTTTGTCTGATAGTCTTTGTCTGTGCCAACATCTAAGTCAATGAAGAACGATCGCACAAAGAGGCAGTCATCTGCTTTTCTGCTGTATCCATCGAAGGTCCCCAGTGCAACAAATGTGTTTAGCTGTTTTGATTTGAACTTTTCAATTTGTTCAAATACGCCATCAAGTGTCTCGGCAAATTTGTTTGAAACCTTTTTGTCAGTCCCAATGCTTGTAATGCAATAGACACCCTGCGTAGGCAATGCTTTCTCGTAGAATTGTTTTAACATGTCTCGCCAGAGTTGAAAAGAGCGGGACTATGCCCGCTCGGTGAATAGATGGGGAATTAATATCCCCCCGATTTTTAGTTAGTCAAACTTCCTCCCGACCATTTCTTCAAGGTACGCTTTAGCCGATGCGGTATTCTTTGCTGGAAGAAGACCCTTGGCGGTGTCACTCTCAATCAGGTCAGTCAGTGTCTCTACCTTAAGTAGATTGCTGTGGCGTAGGGGTTTGCCACGGAACCAACTAAAGACCGTCATGCGAGTTACTTCCAACGCATTAGCCACATACTTTGCAGGGAGGTTTGCCTTCACGCAAGCGAGTGCCAACGCAATGCCAGCCCTGTTGGGATTGGCCTTGTGCAACTCAATCAAAAAAGCTTCGCTGTATGTCCGTGACATCCCTATTCCTTATTTCTTAGACCACTTCTTTACTACGTCAGAGATGTCTTTCTCATCAGTAGTGGCGGCTTTTTTAGATTCAACCTTGACGGGAGGCGCTTCGTCTTCTACGACTTCGTTGCGGTGGCTAGGCACTTCAACTTCACCTGTGCTATCAGCTTGGAACACGTTCATCTTGATAGCGGCTTCAGCGGCTGGGCTCTTGGCTTGAGCGGCAATTGCCAACAAGTCTTCATCAGGAACCTTGCCGGCGGGAGAGAACACAACCTTTGGCGTAGGAGATTTTGTATCGAAGGCCATCCTAGTGATTACCCGGCCAGCGCTTACGTTGTGCGACGCCAAATGCTGGATGTATGGGCGGAAAGGCCAGCGACCATTGTCTTCCTTGCCGAACGCTGAAGTAGCAGGCAACACCAACTGCATCACATCGCCTGATGGGTCGTTAGGCAACACCACGGCTGTGCGCCATGACAAGCGGCAAGCTGTACCTGTACCGCCTTGACCCGAACCCTTGACGGACTTGGGGCAGTCGAGGCAGGTTGTAGCGCAGGGAGTCTTGACATCTGCGTCGGGCTTGTCTGAGTCAGTAGACCAGCACACTGGGCTGACCTTTTGACCTTCTTGGTACGTTGCGTCGTAGAACATGCGAGAGGCTTTGTGAGCCATCTTGACAAAGATCACATTCATGTGACGGTCTTCAATAGCGCCAATTTCCTTGCCGCCAGAATACTTGCGGAATACACCGCCTTTGATAGAGATTCGTTTGCTCCCCTGACGAGCACCACCTGCTACGGCAAGTGTGTCTTCATCCAAACCAGCGATAGGGGTTAATGCACCGCTGAACATTGTTGCGAGATCGTTACTCATGATATTTTCCTGTTACTAAATTGAACTTAATTAGAGGGTTTGCGCACGACAATCGTGAACTCCCTCATCACATTCACGCCGGGCGGGAGACCTTCTCCTTGATGCTCAGCCATGAACTCTTTGAAATTGCCCTGATGGATACGACGCTCCAGCAAGTCAATCGCCTCGTTGTCTAGAACAAACTTTTTAAAGTTGTCCCAGTCGTTTGTAGTGAATCGTTCCTTGAGAGTCCGAATCACTGTGCCGCTCTCGGTGCGGATACTACTTGCGTTGGTATCGTTGCACACTGTCAGCATGGATTGCTCTAGCACTTTCATCTCCTGCTCTAGCTCACCATCTTTTACTTCCCAACTCGCTTTGAGTTTCTCACGCTCATTCCTTATTGTCAAGTATACATTGACTAAATCATCAAGTTTTAACTCAGTAGTTTCACTCATATTCCTAACTCCTGTTTGTACAGATCAACCAAACTCTCATGCGTATCCACCTTGCCTTGCAACATCTGATAGACCTTGCGTTCAGCTTCAGAGCCTTGCAGGTGAACAACTGTCATGCTGTTTACCTGACCGACTCGGTCGATACGGGCAATGCACTGCAGGTATGTCTCGACGCTCATAACGGGAGACCAAAACACAACAGTGTCTGCGGCAGTTAGCGTGACGCCATGCGATGCAGATTGTGGTTGAATGACTAGAACTCGCGGGTCAGTTTGCGTTTGGAATCGGTTGATGATCTCAGACCGCTCCCTTGCGGGTACATCCCCATTGATAACTTCATTGGCTACTCCTTGTGAACTTAAATGACGTGCGACTAATTCGATGGTGTGCCGAAACGGTACAAACACGATTACCTTGTGCTTGGTCTCGTCTAACACCTCCATCAGTGCATTCAGGCGTGGTGACACGTCAAACTCCACCACCTCCTTGTCATCGGTATAGATTACTCCACCCGATAACTGCAACAACTTGCTCAGCTTGGCTGCCGCATTGACAGCGCTGATCTGTTCACCCGCTGCTTCTATCAGCAGTTGATTCTTTAACTCACGGTAATATCTATTCACCTGGGGGGTCAGCGGCACTTCACGGGTCTGGTACACCAACTCAGGCAGGTCAAGGCAGTCTGCCTTCTCGAACCGAATCGCTGGCTGAAGCGCCTCGTACACCGCTTGCTGAGATATAGCGCGGGGGATCCACTTGAACTTGCTAATTGGTTGCATTACCTTGTCGCGCCAAGCCGTGAAGTACTTGGGTACGCCAGCAGGGTTGACTAGCTTTGCCAAGCCAAACGCATCCAGTGGAGACTGTGAGGCAGGTGTGCCTGTCATCATCCAGAGGCGGGTCGAGGGGGTGATCAGTTTAGCCAAGGTCTTCCAACGTTTTGTAGATACTGTTTTATATGCGTTGGCTTCATCAATAACAATTAGGTCAAACCCTACTTTACTAATTTCTTCTTGAACAATGTTCACGCCATCGAAGTTGATGACTACAAATTCGTACTCTCCTTTAATGATCTTCTTGCGCTTGTCTGCCGTACCATAGGCCACGCCGACCGTTCTGTGCATGGCGGTTTTAAAGATATCAGCCTGCCAAGCGGAGTACATGATGGATAGTGGGCATACGACTAGGACTCGTTTGACTAGCCCCAACTGCATGAGATAGTCAGCCGCCCAGATAACACTGGATGTTTTTCCAGTACCAGCTTCATTGAAACAGAAACAGCGGTCTCGTAGGGATAGGAACGATGCTGTAACTTTTTGGTGAGCGAACGGCTGAAACATCCCAGGCCATTCGTATTCTTTGAGCATTGGGTTAGGAGCATCTCCGTACACACGGACTAGGCGTTGCATCTCGGGGACGCCCCAATAAACTACGACCTCTGCATTCGTGCCATCGTCTTTGAGCACTTCGCATCGCTCTATGTGTCCCAAGAGAAATTGCAAGTCGCTAGACGGGATTGTCATTCGGACAACCGTGTCATCTACTACATTCATACTGTTCCTTACTATGTTAAACGTGGCCCCTTACGGGGGCTAGTCGGTCAAGCCTGTCGTGGCCCAAAGGAGAGGAAATCAGATCACCGCTTGACTGACATGGTTAAAAAGGGGAGAGCAACTGCAACATCAACGACCCCTTCAACATTGCTCACTCATGCCTAACAGCAATGATTATTTCTTACGTTCCTTCTTACTAGTCTCTGACACCAAGTTTCCTTGAGAGTCACGACGGAACGAACGATTCTTTGCCGCGCTTTGAATACGCAGTCCATGTTTGTTAGAGCCACCTTTATCAAGGGCTTTAACGTGGGATACATCCTTACCTTCACGCTTATCAGCTTTGCCGTTGCCGTTGGCATCAGTGCCTGTCTTGTCGATTGCACGACGACCACGCTGCCGCTCCATGCGACGCTCATGTTCACCACGGGCTTTCTCTTGCTGATATTCTTTCTTGTAAGGGCGGGGTTTGTTAACGTAAGCCATTATCTTTCCTTATGATGTGTGCAGGTATCCACAGGACACCAGCCGCAGAGGGGCGATGGATTGGGATTCCAGACATCCTTTATATACGATGTGTCAAGCCTATTCAAGTCAGGATAGAACGCATCCCACAACTTATGGATGTCCTCGCGTTTGTATTCTTCAGTTAAGAAACTGTTATGCACTATGAACAGCAAGCCAGCCTTGATTCGGTTGATCTCAGGGTAGTGGGCGAACGCCATGAGTGCCATCAGCTTTAACTGTTTTGGTTCAGGATACTTGTTGCTTCCAGTCTTGTAGTCGATGATAAACGCTGTGTCCCCATCAATAATCATCAAGTCTACGATACCCCGCACCCAGTAGTCTTTGCCATACGCACATGCGTTACCCTTGACGTCAAGCGCCATCTTCTGCTCGGGATAACGAATTCCCTTGATCTCCATGAGTGTGTCAAGGACAGGTTTGAACTGCTGATAGTTCTTAGCAAGAGGCTTGCCTTCTCCGACGTAATCTTCACAGGCCTTGTGTACCTCATTGCCATACGTCATCTGCGCGGTCGGCTTAACATGGAAGCGCTTAAGTACCTTGACCTCTTGGTACTTCTTTGGGCAGTTGATGTAGTCCTTGAGGGACGAGAAAGACCATGTGAAGTTCATTTTTTCATGCCTCGTACAAACGCGGCAAAACTTGCCGCTGTATCACCGAGGGCTTTCATCTTGTCAAACTCCTTGGCTACTTCTTCTAAGACTGTATTACGCTGTGATGGTGAAACATAGACGTCGTAGTGGTAGGGTTGCCCCTTCTTCATCTCAGCTTCATGGGCGATGCGCTCGAACTCATCGTCTTCGTCTGTGTGAATCATGTGTTTCTCCGTTTAAGTTCTTCCTCATGTGCCACCATAATATCTGCGCAGTATGGTCTGTTATCCATGCTGATCTTGTGGCGTTCTTCTTTTGTCAGACCAACCCACTCGCGCTCTGGATACAAACCCCACACCTGACCAAGCGGTGTAAACAAAGGGCAGTCTTGGTCTGTACTTACCATGCCGTTGCTTGGGTCGTACCATGCTATTGGTTTATCCATGATTCTTTTCCTTCAGCTTGGCTTCAATGGCTCGGAGAAGTTTCCCTGCTCCTGCTCCCACAGGCCATAATGCGCTTACAAAATCTTCAATTTCCTCATCCGTCAAACCCACCCAAGGGCGAACGTAGTCTTGAATGTCATCGTCGTCTTGTGTCATGATTCTCCTTTACATCTTTCCACCATGCTTGTACAAACCCAAAAATAAATGCAAGGCCAGCTACTACAGTAATACCAAATAGAACACCAGAAATAAAGTCGTCACTCATGCTCCCCTCGCTTTCAGCATTGCGTCTGCCATGCGGTATGCGCCCTTTGCGACTTTGTCAAACCACTCTTGGTCAGATTGAGAGCTAACTTGATCTGCAAAGTTATGCATAGCCTTAGCCGCAAAGTAATCACGCAAGGTCATGCCAGTGTTGTAAATGGTTGACGGGTGACTAAAATGTTCTGTGTTTATTTTTGTTGGAAATGCTGGTTCATTCATCTCGGTGCATCCTCGTAGTTGTCAGGGTTGAACTTCGGCTCTCGCTTGTCGTTCTTGTCCTTGGGGTTTGGAAACGGGGGGAAAGGCCAATTTCTATTTGACATATATTAACACTCTCCATAGGTCTGTGCGTACTTTGCTTCGCAGGTTACGGGTAAACCACTAGCCCAATCGGGTGGCGTAGACATGCACTCGACGATATATGCAAGCGCTTCATCCTTCTCGGCTTCGGGAACCACGATCACTGCCGCATCATGGACAGTCAGCGCAACGCGATAACGCTCGTTGATCTTGAGCATCTGCTCTCCCACAATGATTCGCGCCAAGGCTTGGACTACGTTTTCAACTAGCGACCCACCCCATAGTGACACGGGACCTTTGCGCGACTTGTAAACATACTGACTCTTGGCTTCGGACGTATCCAGCTTTAGATCTGGGTATCGGATAGAAAGACCATTGGGCAGGCCTACGCCATCCTTCGTGATCTTGAGGCACTTGTGCTTGCCGTAATAGTATGGCTTGATAGGCTTACCTGTTTTTGAATCATCAGGCCAATCTGCAAGGTCTTTGATCACCTTGTCACCTTCACCCCATAGATCAATCACTTTGTCATTGGTGTCGCGGTATGTTTTAACAAACTCTTCAGCTTCGGCCTCAGTAACGTTTGCGCCGGGTGGCGTTGTCTTAAGCGTGTGTTGAAGTTTTAATTTGCCAGTCCCATAGCCTAGACCCAAGATGCAGGTCTTACCTACGAAGCGTTCCACTGGGTCAGCCTTGCTTATTGGGCGATCATATATCTTGGTTGCGAAGAGCGAATAGACATCCTCTCCCTTGCGAAACTGCTCGACCACATCATCCTGCCCTGCCAACCAGACGAGGACACGCGCCTCGATTTGAGACGAGTCGCAGTTGATAACGATGTGGTCATCGGGCGCGACCACCGCGTTCTTGAGAGCCTTTTTCTTCTTGTCTCGGCTAGGAAGGTTTTGGAAGTTAACTTTATCACTGCCTGCCCAACGCCCTGTATGCGCTCCGTAGTATTTAAGGGGAATAGGAAGCCTGCCTTTATTTCTTTTTCCGACGTCAATGAATCTCTCAATCCTTGACTCCTCGATTGTGGATTTGGTTCCGAGTCGTACTGCGCACAGTTGTTGTATGAAGGGGTCGTCATGCTCAGTGAGTTTAAGAAATCCCTCATCATTTTTAGCAAGTGCATAGGTTTCCTTTCCTGTTGTTTTGCTTTCTTTCATGGGTACTTCAACCGCGCGCTCGACTAACACTTCAGCAAATTGTTTATTACTGGCTAGTCGTTTACGCACAGCTTCAGCAGTTTCGCAATTGAGTTTCTCCATCAAGCTCTCAAGCAGTTGCTCTTTCTCATCCTTGAGTTCATCGTAGCGCTCTTGCAGTAGCGCATCATCAACAAAGAACACTGGGTGCGTGAACATCCGCAGAGTCATGTCGATCAGCTTCATCTCGTTCTCAGGAAACTCGCTCGACAATATTTTGAATAGCTTGAGAGTTAGGTCAACGTCGTTCTTGCAATACTCTCCGTATCGCTCAAGTTCTTCTCTAGTGAAGTCGAGGCGCGCCTTGCCTTCAGCGGCAATCACTTCCTCGCCCTTGACACCGATCTCGTAGCGTTCAGCCAACGCCTTAAGTGAACCACCTGCCTCAACGCCATGAACCGCGCGCGCCATACATAGAGTGTCGAACATGAACGCTGGTGTTATGCCATAGAGCCAGCTAAGAATAGCTCCATCGAACATGGTGTTGTGGCACAGAAGCGCGCTGCTGCCCCAATCAAACGACGCTAAGAATTCTTTTAGCTTATCCTTACCGCCTGATACCCAGACAGTTGGTTGCTCGTCTACCTTCACGCCCACACCGATAACTTCAAAACGCTTGTCGCGTATGTATTCCTCAGTTGTTTGATGCTTGAAGCCTAGCTTGATCTTGCCATCGTAGTAGGTCTCAAAGTCGATTGTGATCAGCGACATTTGCTTCCTTCAGTATATTCTCGTAGTATTTGTTAGGCATGGGCGCTTTCTTATCAAGTAGTCCACGAAACCAATCAGCACCGCCAAGCTGTTGGAATACCATGAACTGCTTATCAGATAAGCGTATGAACCTAGGCTTTAGGGGCGCGGGGGGTTTTGGTCTAGGCATTATTTTCTCATCGCATCTTTTAATTTTGTTGCGGTCTTCATCACCTGTTTATCTTTTCTAGCGTAGGCTTCATTGAACTGCTTTTCGAGAGCGTCTTTAACTTGTTTATGCAGGGCATCAGGGGTGAGGATACTAGGTGATGTTCCTACACTAAGGTTTCCACTCGAATCAAGCCTCATCACCTCCTGATATGTTATCGAATCCACATGACCTGTCAGCACGCGCATGACCTCGCCATTAAAGTGATCGCGCTTGGCTTGTATCAACGCCTCCTGCACCGCAGTGCGCTCCTCTTCAGTAAAGATATCCCATCCACTGCTCATTACACTTGACCACTTTGAGTACCCTCCCTCAATAAATTCTTCGGGGTTGGTCTTCATTCTTTCTAGCAGAATCTCCACTCCAGTCAGCATGACTTTCTCCTTTTAATAACTGGTTTCAAAATAGCATCCCACTGAGTCATGGGTCGCTATCTAACAAAAAGTACCGACACAAAAAAAGGCATGGCGAACCATGCCTTCGGGGTTTACTTCAGAGTTTCAATCTCTCGTGTGAGATACCACTGAGCCTTGCGCAAGTCCTCAAGCTTGTTGCCCTTGTGGTCTGCCCTAGTAATGTATTTCACGACATTACCCAAGTTGTAGCCAAGCTTCTTCGCCTCGATGAAGTCGATGGTCTCGATGCCGCCCACCTTGTAGTGAGGAGGATGATTGACAGTATCGGGCGTAGTCTCCACTACGGCAGGGGGAGTCTCTATCGATCTTGCAAGCGCAAGACGCTTACCCATTTCTCTCAGTCTGATCATGCGCTCTTCAATGGTCTCGCCATATTGTTTCTGATATGACGTTCTTGCCTTGCTCATCAGCACATAGGTGTATGACTTGGTAGTGCCAAGAGTCTTCATCACCTCTGCGGTTTTCATGAGTGGGTTTCGCTCTAACAATACCCGAACTTGATCAACTTTACTGCGTTTCATTTGCCTTCTCCTTCTTGGTTTGGCGTTTAATTGATACGATTCCAACCCCATGTTGGTCTCGCTCGTTCTGCATAGCATCTGCGATGTCATACGCTTGCTCGGCTAGAAAGGTCGGGTCGCTACCTCCTTGTCTGAAAATTAACCCAACTAGCGCAAAGCCAGCGTGTAGGTCACGCAGATTGCTACGATCTTCATCATTCATAATTGCTCCAATAGCCTTGTCAGTGCATCAATGTTTGTCTCATCAATGACGAGGGTGAGCCCACCCTGACCACGAATGGCTGACATGTGTTTTTCTTGTAGGGCGGTTGGCTTGTTGCCGTTCGCTTTCGCTTCCACCCCTATGAATCTTCCTCTGTAACAAATCACAAAGTCAGGGACACCTGCCGCACCATAGCCAGTGCCAATTGGCATGGTGTAGTAAGCTCCCTTTGTATTAAGAATATCTTTGATCTTCTTCTTGACGATACCCTCAGGCGTCATTTTGTATCCCACCCTTCAGTGACTCTAAAGTTAATCTGTCCACGACCAAACAAAAGTATGTGTCGCTCGCCCGCCACCCAACCTCATCAAGCTCGGGTGAATCGGTGTTCGTATAAAGTGTCAGTCTAAGTATCTTTGAATCAGGTACATTCGAACTCCCTCCATTGGCAAGAATCATTGCAAACTTAGACTTCAACACATCAGGCAAAGTATCGTCGTTGTATATGCGATGAAACCCATCAGCCACATACACGATGTACTCATCATTCACCTTACGCACAGGCAGACGAATCAACTCCCAATGCTTTGGGTGAACCACAGGACTCAGCTCTCCAATCAAGTGGGGCATGGTGTTGCCATCCACGCATGCTCGTAGTTCGTTGGGCTACCGCTATAAAAGAACACCGCATCTAACCCCTCGTCATACTTGTCCAGTAGTGGGAAGTTGAGAGTGCCTAGCTTGCGACATTCTTTATTCTCATAAGAGACTTTCATCATTGTCATCAAGGGTACTAGCTCGGGATACTCCTCGATCGTTCTGACTCGCTTGAAGTCTTCAATGACTTCGTACTCCATCTTGCCTAGCGCATCATTGATTACTTTCATCTTGAACTTGCCTATGATTAAGTGCTTGTAGTCGTCTATACCAATGAGATAGAAAGGATTCTTGAAGAACCGATTAGATTCCTCTATCTTCATATCTCGTATCCTATCATTTTCTTTGAATATGTCAAGTGTATTTTTACATTTATTTAGGTCTAGAGCAACAGGAATACCATCGGTACTTTCCCCTAGTAAGGTAGCTAGTAACACATGAAGCTCATCAGCCGAAAACATATTTTGTTTTTGGCTATCGCCCATCGCCCTGCGCAGATTACTAACACCGTTCTTGACATGCTTTATCTCTTTGTCCATGATGTCTTTCTTAGCGCGCACAGCGTCCTGCCGCTTTAGTACTGCCATGAGTGAAGAAAGTTTTGTACTACGAATCGTCTCTCGATCAGCCTGATCTGACCCACGAGACTTGGAGTAGTAAGGTGTGCGGAAGCAATACTCTAGTTGATCAAAGTTAGCACCGCCTAGGTTTGTAGTCCATACCTTACAAACAGCCAGCCCATTGGGGTAGCACATCATGTAAGAATCTTTATCTTCTTGCGGATACCCTACATTCATTACTTTGTCCATGACCTTCAAGCCGTACTTGAATTGCAACTCACGCACCAGTGGGAGCGTATCTGAAGCCAACAACTCATTCAGTTGTTCCTCTGTGCCGAACCCATCAAGAAAATATCTATTGATCATCTGTCTCTCCTTAAAAAGTTATGTTTCGTGTCGCTTTGATCGAGAACCCCAACGCCTCGATCTTCTTGATTGCGTGTAGTGTGAGAGTCTTAGTCCCTGCAATATCAGCAAACAGTTGCGCCTTCTCGCATAGGGGGTAGTACTTCAACACCCCATACACATCCTTGACCTCCACTTCAATAACATTATTCATACTGCTTTACCTCCACTCCATCAACCATGACTGTGTAGCCCCACTCGCTAGGCGGATAAATCTCACCATTGGAGTACTCAACTTTCTTGAACACCCCATCGTTAGCTTTGTAGATTTCCTTGTTCAGTCTGCGCTTGAGATTGACAAACATATCGTGTGGCTCATCCTCATGTGCGCTATACCTAGAAAAGTTTTTGTCTGAGTACCTCCGCAAGTTCCAACGCATATTGCCGATGTCCCACGCAAAGATGTAGAGCATTGCCGCATCAAGTGGTGCGGTGTCAACTAATGTATCTGCTACCGATGTGTACACCTTATGGTCTAGGTAGAAGTCACTGTTCGGTATATGTTCACCTATCACCTCAAGCATGGTCTTGGCGAACACCTCGTAGTCCATTGCCTTGGTCATCACCTCGGTCGTGGTGTAGAAGTCTGCATACTTAGCGAGCAAAGTCTTACCCAACTTGCGATCGACTTTCCTACCAATGACCGTGATCGGTTTGATTGGGCGCATAGTCTCACAGTTGACACGCATGCCATGATAGATTGGCATGGCGCTACGCTCTCCATTGCCGTTGACTCTTCCCCACCATATCATCCCACCCCTGCGTGAGTCAGTACATAAGTAGCCATGCGAGTAGCCTGACAAAATACCTCGGTCACCCTGTCCGTATCTGTTACTAGTAAACTCGAATGTATTGTCAGGTCGCACAACGCCAAGTATGTTTGGCTTCACATCGTACTTGTAGTAACACCATGTACCATCATTCTCTTGGTAGCAATGTATCTTTGATGCGCCTTGCTTTACCAAATCATCATGCTCTGCCTTCGTCAGGTTAACACTCTTCCAATGGTTACCATGCACGATGTTGAACACGCGCTCTCCGTTCTCCTCTCCAACAAGAAAGTATTTATTGTTATGTCTGCGGTTACCAATAGGAAATCTATTTACCGACCCACGATAGGGTGAGACGCTATTTGAGATGCTATTGAGTCTCTTGTAGTTAAGTGCTTGCATTGTTCTCTCCTATTTCTTTCAAGTCATACACTTCCATCTCACCGCTAGTGCTATCCCCCATTGGGTTTGCGCGGTCGTACATAAGTAACTCAGCTTCCTCTTTCGTGTCAGCCAGTACTGTGATTTCTTCCTGATATGTAGTTACCACTACACCCTTCCATGCTTTCATTTTTTCTCTCCTTTTATTTCGTCAATTAGTTTCAGAATTTTTCGCCAGTTGAATCGCTTGGTTCCTTCGTTTTCTTCATGGTGCAAATTCATCAACGCCACTAGGTGCGCTTGGTCTCCATGTCTCTCCACCATCCTCTCCGCTTGAATCCTGTCGAGGGCGTCTCTGTTCTTTATCTCGTCTAGAGTTATGTTTGTCCACTCCTCCATTCTGAGCCTCCAGTTTGTCAAGTTGATCTAACACCTGTCGCCACATATCGGTCTGTAACTCACCGACTGTGTTAAGTCTTTCTAACGCATGCAGATGCGCAGAGTTGGGAAAATGCTCTAAGAGACTTCTTGCTATCTCATCGACATATCTATACTTCATGCGCTCTTGTCCTTTCTGCTCTGCCACCATGTATGCGGTTGAAGTTGTTAACAACCACAGTTCATTCATCACCGAACATAACCTTCTTACCCACAGGCGGAATGAAGTCACGGCGCTGAGTAACCATCCACAGGGTTGGGCTAGAAATGTTCCACTTGATGTCACCCTCTACATATCCATCGGTGAACACTAGGACACATTCAGCATTGAGCTTGTGCTTGTTTACATACTCACTGACACATGAGACCTTAGTTCCGCCACCGCCCAAAGGCTTGAGCATCTTGGCAATGTCGGAGTAGTTGTCTTTAAACACTTGCTCACCATGCACCTCGGTATCCCACCAAAGAACACGAACGACTTCGGGCTGACAGACCTCGCAAATTGAAACCAGTTCGGTAGCGAACTCGGTTAT